CTGCATATATGACCAAAATGGTCTGTGTCCAAATGGACAAAACCTGTGTTGGTCGCACTAATAAAATTTGTGACTCCTTAAAAACCTGGCAGCGCCAGTAAAATTCCAGAATTACAAATTCATACGGCGCGACCAATTCACTCATAGAGCACCCACACGGTCACAGTGTGGTAAAGATATTTTTCGGCAGCAAGCTATCTCTAAAGCTATTTATTGTGTCTGCCACACATTGGTACGTAGTACCGGGCCGGCTATACAGCCGAAGGAGACGGTGGGTCCGGGTTATAATACACCGGGGGCAATCCTGTCCAGAAGTAAACTTGAAAGTCTTCTCCCGCGGCACAGAAAGCATTAATGTACGTCTCGTTGTTGCCACGCATGAAGATCTTGTAGTCGAAAACATTCAACTCATAATCTCCGAAGCTGGCGGTGTAGTCTTCGCGCTTTCCAGGAACGAACCTGTCATCACTGTAAAATGGCACTTCAAACTCAGTATTGGGGTTGACGTAGCCATTCGTGAGGGTCATGCCTTTAGCACCACCCAGAGGTTGGTTCGTTGCTGGTAGCGTCTCGGATGCATCGATTGTTCCTTGAAAAGCCATTTGGCTCTCAGTAACAGGAGTGAACATGGCCGTTCGTCCATTTTGGTAATGACGTGTGGACAAGTCTCGTTGCACTTGTGTGATGGGTAAAGAATCATTTGCCATAAAACTCATGGGGCAAATTTTCCATCGAATGGAGCCTCTGTATCCTGAAAAAGCCAAAGTGACCCAGTGCAGCAACATCGTATTACAAAAGTTATACGGGGCTGCCAAAGACGTCACGTGAACAGCACTCGCCACATTTCCTCTCAGAAATGGGAAAGCCGTCCGTCTGCCATACAGAACGCGTCTATCAGCATTGAATGTGGCGTTTAGCATGGAATGTAACGTGTATCGCTTCAACAAGGGCCGGAAAGATTTGATGACCTCTCCGGTGAACACTTTATTCAAGTGCTCGTGATTCGTGGCTCCAATCCCAACAATATCGGTCTCCCCCTCTTGCTGGGGTGGAGATGGGGCGTGTGCGACAAGGGCATCGTTCATCTTGCTCCCTTCGTTTCCCGACTGTGGCTCAAAGCCACTTTGTGGCTTGAATTCATAGCTCTGGAAACGACTGTCCGGCACAAACACTTCAAAATCGTCGCCCATTGACACAAAAACGTTCACTTGAATGTCGCGAGGCGCAGTTGTGTCTGGAGTCGTGAGCTCATTCACAATGTAAAGACTTAAAACTCCATTGCCAAGAGCACTTAGCCCAACCGGAATAGAACCATATGTTGTTATGGTACTTCCTTGGGGAGTGGCACTTGTTAGCAAGGATTGATGTTGACCATTACCGACTTCTATTGTGAAGTCTTGTTTCTCGGCAATGTCGATGATCTCCATGTAGTTCGTGTTATATTCATTCGACGACATGAAGTTTGGATCATAAACAACTTTCAGTCTTCCCTTATGGAAAGCGGATGCTACCACCTGAAATCTGAACTTCATAGTACCAGTCCAAAATTTGAAAGGCACGGCAGCCATTGCACACGCAGGCAGATATACAGCCGCGCCATCAACATTCCACAATGTGGGCATCACGCGTGTGTTCCACAAAAGCGACTCAGGCGACTCTCCAACATCCCAATTGAATGTGGTTAGGTACGATTCTCTTTTTGCGATCTGCTTAATATTCATAGGATCGCCAGGTCCAATGCCCGAGATCGTCGGATCGATCGTCAATTCCTGTTTGTCATCTACTGTCAACTTGGCTGCGCCATCAGGTACAGTTGTAGTGGCCAGAGACGACACAGCCACAGGTTTATACGGATCTGGATCTTTCGTCACGGGTGGTCTTGAATAACCAAAAAGCTTTGCCGTAGCTGCTGTCAAACCAGCAAACTTCGACGTGGCCATCGCGAACGGACCAATGTAGGGTGCTTCCGACAGGGTGGCAGCAATCTTAGAGATAGCTGTGGCCGGTCCAGAAACGATACCTTTACTGTTCGCTTCATCGACTTCCATACCAGATTGGGGCACAATGGATGCCATGTCCAGAGATGTGAGCATATTAAGCTCAACTCCCTCCAACCAAGCGAATACCGAAACTGTCGCCTTATCCGTGGCACCATTAGCATGCCTCAAATCATTCAAAGAAATGATGTGGATTCGTCCCAATTTTTGGTACTCCAGAGATGTCAAGTTGGCGTTGTTCTTTTCGAAAAAGAACGGCAAACACAACTCTCCACCTGTCGATGTTGTTGGGTCTAAAAATACATGAGGCATTTGACTGCCTTGGACCAGAGAGACAGTGGAACCCAACGTTGTGAAGTCGTCTCTGGTGTGCATCGGATGATAAATTGCCATCGCCCTGCCATAATGAAAACTGTTGCCGTTAATCAAAATCTTCACTCTCATTCGTGCTCGAAAGAGATTGAAGTTTGTCATTCTATTGACAACCCTAGGATTACCTATGAAGGTGGACCAAGGGTCCAATACGACATTCAGTGCAGTGTTAGTGGCCCATTCAGTCTCTGAGATTTTAATAGGGCGAGAAAAGAAAGAACTCAACTCATCGCCTTTTGTATCTTGCAACGTCCGTGTGGGATCTGTCGCTCCTTTGACCGAATACAAATATGGATCATCATTGTCGGAGAACCCCACATTTTGGTGGGTTTCATTCGCCACGACCTTCATGATCATGTTGTCATCCGTTGTCCCGGAATGAGGCTCGAATACGGTGCATACGCTGTCAGCATCGCTCTCCACTATTCTAAGTGCTTCCTCGATCTCATCTATGGATCGTAGTTGCACTGCGCTGGCCCCGGGGTGGCCAGCGTCTTCTTCTCGCCCACATGAAATGTGAGCACTAGGTTCAGCGTTAACAATTGCTGAACTCTTACCAAATATACAAACTAATTTATTACAGTTATTATCAAAACATATTTCTTTTATACAATTACCAATCTATTTGTTTGCGACTACAGGCCCGATTAAACCTGCAGAAGTACATATCTTGATGTGGGATCCAATCCCACATCCCGTGAATACGGGTACCCTTTTTGTAGGATATTATTTATGTGCAAAGCATTCTAACGAAAATACAAAATATATAAAACATTTTCACCATATGTAACCATATACACACATGCCTGTTCAACTTTACTCTAGAACCCCATCGGCAAAACGGGGTGTGCTTTTACAATAGGCATACACGACGCCTTTATTTACCTACAAATGCTTGTCACGCCACGCCTCTACGCGTGCATCGTAACTAACATCTATTTCCTCACAAAGGTGCACAATTTCAGCACGCTTTGCTACTTCCTTGAGTTGCTCACGCCTCTTTTCATACGTCTCCTCGCCGTGATTAAACCATTCACGACAAGCAGTGTCGATATTCTTGGCACACGCTACTCTCTCTGAGTCCGGGCTATTCTTGTCTCGAAGATAAAAGTGCAACATCTTAAAACACGACTTCTCGACCAAAGCACCAACGTGGACTCCCAATTTTGGGTGAAAAACACTCACCCTCTTCAGAAACTCGAATTCTTGTGGTGGCAAGAAATCCACGAGTTTACTCTCCTTGTCCGGCATTGTATACACTTGACCATGGGCTTCCAAAAACTCTGAAGCACCCTTGATAGTGAAATTTTCAATATCCGGACGCACTGAACCAATATTGTCATCGCCATACGTAATGAGTTTCACACAATCACGAAAAGGCAAGACTTTTCCATCTCGTGGCACATGTTTGCTATAAAAATAACATCGCAAGTTCAGGCTGCCACAAATTCCATTCAAAATCACAGTTAACGAATTCCCAGATATATGTGTCCCTGAATTCAAACTAATCAAGTCTCCATTGTACGCAATAATAGCATACACCAAATCACCAGACATGGCTTCCATGATATCTAAATCCTCTTGCGTGTAACTACAACAACGCGCAAAATCAATCAGAATACGCAAAGAAGCCAACAACAATTGCGCTGGCAACTTCTGGTCATATTTCCCATAGTCGCCACCAATCAACCGGTTCTCACCAAATGTGAAAATGTGATCATGCAACTCATTCCACTCTGGGCCGTGACTATTAACACCAACGGCACACTCAGATATTTTGGGATAAAATTGCAACACTCTCAAAAGCGGCAAAAAGAACTTACGCACCAAAAAGGTGAAAGCGACGGGATTACTATAAAATATCCGGCACTTCCTCTTCGATAAGATCTCATCCTTCTTACACGCCTTAGCGATTGGATATGCACGTTTTCCTTCACGATAACACTCCATCAATCGAGAAATCTCATTTTGGATAAGTTCCTCAGGCTCGACGATCTTTGTATAATCGCCAAATGGCTCAATTTCGTACAAATATCTCTCCTTTTTACCAGTGAGAGGATAGCCAATCGATGTGTTCGTCTTGATTCGGTCAAGAAACTTCTTACCAGGGACGCCATTCCAATTTTCAATATCAGTCAATGGACGTGTACCATTCCACATTTCATGTTGAAAGATGGGAAGCAATTCGGACTTGTAATCGATTATGGCCCAGGATAGCAATTTAGGGCTAAACATTTTTCCTGGTTCGGACATGTTCGCCAAGCAAGTTTGCCATGGTTCCCACTGTGGTGATTCAATAGGTTTACAATAGATATTGGGCGCACCCATGACATCCATAACGTGCTCGGATATCAAAGTGGGCTTAGCAGAAGATTTAAATGTCGAGTGACCAATACATGTGCCATGCCACGAAATCTGCGAACCATGGGGCATGAACTTCACAGGACTTTTCTTGTGAAGTGGTCTACCTGTCATGATGGAAACACCCATTACATTCTTGTCAAAGTGCTCAGCCGATCCTGTGATCACCACGCCCTCCATACTTTTCAAAGCTGCCAAACCCTTGTCATACTGTTCTTTCGTCAGAACACCAGCACAACCTACATTGTGGGTGGAATTACCACCCAAATGAAACCCAAGTATCACTGGTTTGTGTTCAGCAACAACGGTCGCCCCACACATGCCAGCAAAGGTGGTACCAGTGTAGTTCTTATATTCAAATCCATAAAACCGAGATAAAGTATGACCCGTCATACCGAATTTTGTCAATCCAGTGGCAGATGTGACTTGACCCTGTTTATTTCGATAGTACACAAGAAATTCACAATCTACTAAGGGACCGTCAGGCAAAAATCGGGAGAGATCGCGGAACGACCCTCCGTTTGGCACGTAACACAACGCCATATCAGTATTTGGAACAAAGTAGGCAGTGCTTTTGCTCAGCTTGGCCGAAAATTTCCCGCCATTTGCATCAGGATCAGTGTATATAAAGTCCACACTTAATTCATCCTGCGTAAAATAATGCTGAGGCAACATTGCGACATTAGAAGTCAAAAACAAACAATTTCCAGCCTTGCGTCCATCAGGTATCTCAATAGAAGCATACCTCAAGTTCGTTAGCATCATATCTTGCAATTGCTTAGACGTAGTATTCTTCGCGCTATCCTGAACTGGCAAAGGCCGCTCAACGACCTCTGTCCAAGGACTCGTCTCCGAATCTCTGGCATTGACCTCTTCTTGAGTCGTTGGGTGCAAAGATCCCTGCGTTTCGAAAGGATTGCACTTCTCTCTCCACGCTCTATACACCTTCGCAATTCCATACAAAACAGCTATAATGCCACCAGCTTTACAAATCTTGCCAATGTGCTTGTTTCTCAAATCCTCAAGAATGGGAGAGATGACGTTGCGTTGTCTCAATTCTTCTTGAAACTGTTTCTTGACAATGCGCACCATAGTCTTCTGAACACAAAATCCTCCAATTACAAGTGACCCCAAAACAGGGACAAGTGCAAATCGCGCTTTACGTCGCGTGAGCATGGAAGTGAATCCAATTGAAGACCACAAGTACATACTATACTTGACATACCTTTGTTTCAATCGATCCTGAGATGCCAACATGCACAATTTCAAAAACTTGTCATTGTCTAGCCACGGTGTGGGCACTAAAGACATCCAGTCCCAATGGCGAGCAAATTTACGTCCAGCACGCAAAATCATATATGATGCCATACCTTCAGTAACAGTGCTCAATCCAAACAAATCACTAGAAATGCGGTTATAAATAGATTTACCAGATTTTTCAATGCTATCGACGATTTCCTCACCCCAATGAGGCTCGTAATCACCAAGAGGATCAACTTCCTGTCCTGTTAACTCTATTTCGCCAAGTGCGCCATAATCGTTCAAAGGATCATCATCCGAAATCTCCGCAGCTCTAGCTTCGGCCAAGCGCTGTTCAAGCTCTTCATCAGACATCACATCATGCAATTCAGTAGAATCTTCTACAGGCCTAGTTTGGAGGTGTTTATGACGCAAACAACAATACTTAATTTGCTTGCAACCATTAATACCACACAAATCCAATTTCTTCTGTCGGCGTTTCATGCGCGAAATCATGCTTGTTTGATTCTCAATGTGGTTTTGATACTTCTCAATAAGAAAATTCAAAACAGTCTCGAAGCCAACATCATGCAAGGGCTCACCACGATAGTATAAAACTTCATAATTGGCACGAGTGGTGAGCTTTTCAGGCATGACCGCTCTTTCCACGGTGAGTCTCCATATATCATCAAACAAGGGAGGCTGGTCCAAATCAGCGTATTTAGAATCAACTAGATCACTATCTACACCAATGGGCTTACCGCTCTTGTCCTTGAACTGGTACTCAGGCTTTGCCTTCACAGTTATCACAACATGCATACGCCGTTGCACTGAATACGGGCAATTGGAATATGCACGCGCATCCAAATCCTTCACATTCGTTGTTACCATGACCAATTCCGGCTCAACAAAGACTTTACCTTTGCTAGCCAAATCGGCCATATTAGCATAATAGGCTTGGTTATTACAAATGTCAATGATGGCGCGCGTAGGTGGTTTTTCAACAAAGTCCGACTTCTCATTAGCAATATCATCGATAGTCATGACCAATTTATCGGTTGTCCATGATGACATATATCTATCTCCAGCATTAAAACTCGCTTGATACTCCTTGCCAGTTGGCAATCCTGCACTAGTGAGCAACGCTGTGATTATTTGTTCTGAAATCATAGACTTACCTTGGCTACTCGGTCCAAACAATTCAATTGCAAATGGAGATTTTCTAATCCCACTACTGATCTTCATCGTAATGTAATCATTCTTAATAGTAAGCAAACGTGCAAACTTATCTTGAACCACCTTTCTATCAAAACCCTTCAGATTCGGCAATAAAGCCCGCATTTGCGTAGTGAGTTTCTCCAAACGTCTATCAAATTCATTTTCGGACACACCACGCACTCTTTTAAGATTTCCGTTTTGGACCAAATCCCAATATGAGCAAATAAGAGCATACTCCTCGTCAATCTCGAGAGCCGCTGTATCGTTTATAACCAGGGGCTTCAGAGATTGTGTCTCATAGCATAGGGAAAATACCTCAACAAAGAAAGCGACAGACGCTAGCGCAGCATCGATGATATCAATGGCGGTTCCATGTACAACTTTCATGTCTGGCTCAAATATCTTCATCTCCTTAATGGAGAAGGTGACATCAGATGCCTTGCACATTTCCATGGTAACAACTACACCCAACAACTTAGATAAGTGTGGAAATAGCTTATTATCCTTCACCAATGTCCAATTGGAATGCAAATTTTTCATCATTTGTACCCAGTCTACAGACTCACTATCAATTTCATCTTCAGAACCATCTTGGGGTGTGAAAAATTCATTCAAATACTCCAAGACTTGTCCAGTCAGAGACCTATCGGAAAATTTCCGAAAATACAAAATCAACACCGCACCAGCCGACAAGAAATCAGTCGTGCCTTGAAGTGCTATCAACAGCGCTATTAGGCCCTCTATGTGCGATATGACGTCATCCGTCATTTTCTGACCAGCGTACGAAGACAAGCTCGACAATACAGAATCCACACTGGCCATCCATTCGGTTCCAAAGTGCGGAGAAAACTCCATATCATCAGACCAATCAAATGAATCGTCATCGCAACTGGAACCAACTGAAACATCCATAAGTTCACGAACTTGTTCCAAGATCCTACGATAACGCCTTTCACTATCACTGCGTCTTTTCTTGACTCGCTTTTTCCCGGCGAGCCAAGGGTTAATACACGCTCTGTGGTAATCACGAGAGCGTTTTTCCGCCTCCTTCTTCCTCAATCGATTTACACTCTTATCGATTAAGAAACTTTCTTTAATGCACCTTTCTGTGTATGAATCCTCGAAAAATTTGTTTGAAAACAGAATATCCTCGAGATACACATAACTTGCATCAGAAACTTCAGCTTTTGGCGACACGGACAAAGGCCACGTGGGGCCATAGACCATGTTCGTACCATTCCATCCACATCCAACAATTTGTTTACGCACAAGGCGAGTACCGCCTAGTCCTTTCTTATTCATTTCACGCTTCATCTTGTATCAATATCTGTAACTATAATTGCCACAGGTGTAATCATAAATAATAAAATAAAATTCATAATGTTAGCTTTTTAATACATGGAAACGGGTTAGGAGTGCATGTGGGACCAGAGTTGTATTCATTCTCTGGGATTCGTCAATTCGCGACGTCGAGGCTGTAATGACCCAGTTCCCAAGCCACGTGGACTAGCTCCACGCCGCAAACATTTGTACAAACCCTTGCACATGGGCGATCTCATACGCGCTCGAACGCATAAGATTCTTTAATTGAAATACCAAATCCATCAACGTGACTAGTTGATTATGGTCGTAGAGGGTGGTTAGGCACCATACACCATGTATTCTACTTTGCAATTAAGCTTTTCGATAATTTGATAAGTGCGGATACAAACGCTCCGCTACGCTATTTGTGACTAACTACATACTAATTTACATTTTTCTTTGTTTCGTTTTACCTCCAGTAGAGGATTAAAATATACAATATAGAAATATACACAACAATAAAAGCACCCACTAACAGGGCGGGTGCCCATGGAAAACACTTAAAGGAAAATCCACAAATTCCAATGTTATCCAAAACAAAATACACCAATAAGGTGACCTAGTGTGAATTAAAAGCAACTAGGATAGATGTTCAAATATGATCAAAATTGACAAATTGAAATCGAACATCTTTTAAAATACATCATAAGATGGTTGCAGGTCAATTAAAAATACTGCAAGCAGTGTCACTGGCATGTGACACCGCACTCTACTGTTAAGCCCTCATATAGGGCGGCCACAGTAAAGGCCGAATAAAAGTATCATTTCAAGTACATAGGTTGATCTCTTTCCGAGACATACCCGGCTTGACAATGGGCAAATGAATGCCAACTACTCAAAGACTCCGTACACGCGAATAAACGCGT